AAATTAATTCTCAATCGTTACAAGCACCAATAAGAAATTTAGATAATGCGTTTACAAGATTTTACAAAGGACAGTGTAATTTCCCTAAGTACAAATCAAAAAGAAAAGGAAAACAATCATTTCACATACCACAAAATGTAATTGTAGAGAATGGTAAGTTAATCATTCCTAAGTTCAAAGAAGGTATTGAAATTGTATTACATAGAGAAACCAAAGGTGTAATTAAATCAGCTACAATATCAAAAACACCAACTGGTAAATACTTTGTTTCAATATTATGTGATACAGGTGAAGATTGTAAACCAAAAAATAAAATCAAAAAAGAAACAACTGTTGGTATTGACTTAGGGATTAAAGACTTTTTAATCACATCTGATGGTGAAGTTAGTGATAATCCAAAGTACTTACGTAAAGCTGAATCAAGACTAAAATACGTTCAACGTAAGTATTCAAAGCACAAAGGAAAACAAACAAAAAATAAATTAGCAAAGTTACACGAGAAAGTAGCAAATCAACGTAGAGACTTTTTACATAAAGAATCTTTCAAATTAGTTAGTGAGAACCAAACAATAGCTATCGAAGATTTAAATGTGAAAGGTATGTTGAAGAATCATTGTTTAGCCAAATCAATATCTGATGTGGGTTGGTCAATGTTCACAACAATGTTAGAATACAAGTGCAAATGGTATGGAGTAAACCTATTAAAGATAGGTAGATTTGAACCATCATCAAAAACTTGTTCTAATTGCGGAACAGTAAACAAAGATTTAACTTTAAAAGATAGAGAGTGGACTTGTGTTAAGTGCAATACTCAACACGATAGAGACATCAATGCTGCTGTGAATATTAAAAACTTTGCGTTAAGAAATTATGTATCTGGGACGGATACTAAAACTCGGAACGAACTGCCTACGTTGGTAGGAGTGATGACTTCCGAAGCCCAACCCATCGCCTTTGGCGTGGGTGGGTAGTTCACTATGATGATAACGGTAATAGATATCAAGCTAAAATAGATGGTGTTTACACATACCATGACGATGAAGATGAGGTTCCTGAAGATGGTGACGATGATGATGAAGACTACGACGATGAGGACGATGAGGATGAGTTTGTGTTCAGATATAATACCAGAGAGATGATGGTAGCTGATAGATTTAATTTGTTACTTAAAAATATATCTACACATCTGGAATATAAACATTTAATTCTGGATATGTAAAAATAAATTTGGATAATTCGGGAATTATTCGTACCTTTGTCGGACAAAAATAAAGGTATGCACAAGTTAATTGAAAAGTGGAAATTAAATAAGGGTCTAATAGCAAAAAAGATGAATATGCCCCTTGGTACATTTTGTAACAAGTTAAGTCCAAAACACACCAGCAGCTTCAGTGATGCTGAAACAATTCAGTTGAAGCTGGTTCTTAAAGAAATGCGAGATGATATCTCTAACGAGATTGATATTGATTTTAATGATGCTCTAAGTGTGTTGGTGACTAAACCAGTAAAGACAACAGATAAATATTCAGAAAAGATTGTTATTCCAAAAACAACTCCAGAAGATAGACAAGAAATAAATCCATAGATAATAGTCTTGAAACTTTTTAACAAAATTTACGTATAAACATATATAAACAATTAAAAACAAAACATGAAAAAAACAATTTTATTATTAGTAGCAATTATGTTTGCATTTAATGTAAATGCTCAAACGAGAAAGACAAGAAGCGATAAAGGTGGTACTCACTCTCACACGTCAAAGTATTACGTTAAAAAAGCTGTTAAGTCAACAACAAGCACATCAAATACAAAAGCAACCAGAAGGAGAAAAAAATAATTTAATTTAAAGGAACAACATATATTGGACATCTTTAAACTCCTTTTTCTAATAACAAGTATAGTCTCTGAATCTAATTAAAAACAATAACTAAACACACATGAAAACAATTATTTTAAGCATTTTATTAGTAATATCTTCTATTATTTTTGGTCAAGATACTATTCAAATATCAACAGGTAACTATGCGGTAGTTACAAATCAAGGAACCACATATTTTAGTACAATTAAAAACATAGACTCATTAAATAAAGTAGCTTGTATGCGATTTGATAGAGTTGTTGATGAGTTTGATAAAAGTGTTACTATAACATATGATGTAAACTCTGATGTGTCATTTATTAAGATAATTAAAAATGGATTTGTAACATTTTATTTATCCATCTATATTAAAGAAGCTGGTATATATACTGGAACTGGCGTTAGTTTAATTCTTAGTCAATATAATACCAATACAGCCGAATATGTTAATAAACTAATGATTAAAAGACCTAATCAAAAAGTTGACTACTCATATATAGGAAGCGATTTTTACACTACAGCTTTTATTAAATTAACGCCAGCAGATTTGGAACTTTTCAAAAAAAGTGACAATATTAAATATAAGTTATACATATCTAATGGTGAATGTAATTATGAAACAGAACGCATTAAATGCTTAATTAAATCCAAATAATATGAAGAAAATATTAATTATTTCTATCACAATTGTTGCATTAAATGCTTGTATGATACCATCTAAACCTTCTAATGAATTTATTGTTAGAAATAAACAAATTAAAGATTCAATTGAGTTATCTTTAAGGTTAGAAGAAAACAAAAAACACTTTAATTTTTCTGAAAGGATTATTGAGAGCTGGAAAAAGAGTTGATACTCGTCATGTAATAATGGTACATGACACTGCTGAATCTAAAGTTGATACAACTGTTCAGTCTTTATTGGGTCGTTGTTGTGGTTATGGTAAAAATCAAGATATTGAAATTTATTGTGATTATGATTCAGCGTTGAAATACAAAAATTGGGTTGAAAGTGATTATGATTTAAAACTTGTACCAAATAAATCTAAAAACATCAAAGGTTCTAATGATGTAAAAATACAAACTTTACATAATCCAATATTGTTTGATGTTTCAAACAATATAAAGGTTTTGGAAATTATGTCAAAGCGTAAAAAAAATGAAACTGAAAAAATAGAAGTTTTACAATCATTACAAAATGATGTTATAAATGCTATTTTGTTATCAGGAGAGTTAAATAAACATTATGATATTGGCTCTATTTTTAAAGTAAACAAAAACAAAGAAAATACATCATATAAGAAACAATACTTGGATGTGATAACAAACAAAACATTTATGGGTGATTTCAAGGCAGAAAAGGAAGACTTAGGTAAAAAAATATTTTCAGCTGCGTTTGAAGAAACTGAACAAAAATTAGTTGTTTCTTTTGGTATAGTAGTAGAAAATGAAGTGTATGTTGATTCTAAATCAATGTATCATGAAACAAATAAAGTAGTAGCTTAATATGTTAAAAGGAATTAAAATAAGATTATATCCAAATAAAGCTCAAGAACAGACATTAAATTCTCTTCTTGGTAGCTATCGTTTTGTATATAATCAATGTCTTTCCTTTAAAAAAGAATGTTACGATTCAGATAAATTAAATGCAAACCTATCTGACCTCGGAAAGTACTTTCATGGTGATTTAAGAAACGAACATGAATGGCTCAGAGAACACAATACAAAAGTTCTTAAGCAATCCATCATCAATCTCGAACAGGCTTATACCAACTTTTTTAAACAAGGAAAAGGCTTCCCCAAATTTAAGTCCAAGCATGATGAACAGAAGGTTAGATTTCCACAAGAAGCAGTTGCATCAAAAACATTTGATGAAGAAACAAGCAGACTTAATCTAACAAAGACGATTAAGGGCTTAAAATTTGAGTGTTCGGAAAGAGACAAAAATTATCTATATAAAAACAAGGCTGGTATTAAATCAGTTACTATAACCAAAAAGAAGTGTGGTCATTTCTATGCGACAGTTCTTATTGATGGAGACTTGCTTAGAAGTATGAGTCCTGTTATCAATAACAAGGTTATTAGCATTGACCTTGGCATAAAGTCTTTATTGACTTTATCAGATAGAACCAGCATTGAAAATCCTAAATGGATAAGAAACAATGAAAAGCTACTTAAGAAATTACAAAAACAATTAAGTAAAAAACAAAAAGGAAGTAATAATAGAAACAAAGCAAAATTAAAACTGGCAAGAAAACACGAACAAATAAAAAACCAGAAAACAGATTTCTTGCATAACATCACAACCAAAATAATCAACGAAAACCAAGTGATTATTTTGGAAGACCTTAATGTGTCTGGTATGATGAAAAATCATAAACTGGCAAAGTCAATTCAGGAGCTGGGTTTATATGAGATGAGAAGACAACTGGAATATAAATCTCAGTGGTATGGTAGAGAATTAATTTTTGTTGATAGATTTTTTCCTTCATCAAAAAATTGTTCTTGTTGTGGATGGAAGAATGTCAATCTCAAATTAAGTGATAGGGAATTCATTTGTGAAGGATGTGGGTTGGTAATTGACAGAGATGAAAACGCAGCAATTAATATTAAGAATGAAGGATTGAGATTGCGAGAGTTAAGATTAGCTGGATAAAATGAAATTATAGGGCAACGTCTGCCCGAATTAACGCTTGTGGACTGTCCTCTGGTGGATGAACTTGAGATATACTAAAAAGCTATGACAGGATGAAACAAGAAAACGTAAAATAGGCATGGTTTGTCTAAGTTTTGTTGGACGGTTATGTTATTAGGTAGTTTTACTTTTTTTAAGGTAATAAACTGAATCCCTTGGATTTATAATACCTTTTTAAAGATTCGTTTTCAGCTAATTCTGCATAACCTTCAGCTTTTTTATAAGCCTCAAATTGATTTAATGCTGAAACGTAAAATTGTAGACCTTCACCACTCGTAAGCGTGATTTCTACCAACCATAACTGTAATGGTTGCTTTTCTTCTTGTTTTTTGGTTTTATCCATTTTCATAATGTATCAACTGATACATTATGGGGAGTCTTTATTCTTCATAATATTTAAAAATAAAATGGGGATTTTAACCCCCATTATTTAGGCTTGAGTTACTTCTTCAACCTTAGGTACTTCAACCTTTTCAGCCTCGATACCATCCCACGCGGAGATAATTTCGTTAGCGTAAAGGGCTTCCTTACCTGTCCATCCACCAAGAACAGCTCCTCTGTAGAGGTTTTCAGGTACAACAGAGTTGTTGTAACCAGCTACTTGGACTGTGAAGACGTTAACCTTAGGGTTAACTTTTCTACGGTATTCTTGTACCAACTTCAAAACGTCAATGTTACGGGTAGTACCGTGAACATACTCAGCGTATTCCCTTGGGTTTACACCGTACAATCCACCGTGACCTGCTTGCATATCACTGTAAATGAAGATGGTATCGTAGTGAGTCTTGTTCTTGATAGCCTCGTTCAAGAAAATCCAAATACCGTTTTCGGTACCACCACCTTGAGCCTTACCTCTCTTACAAGTTTCCTCGAGTTGAGAGATAATACCGTCTCTCTTAGAGACAGGCTTTAAACTCAATCTATCACCGAATACACCCACGTATCCTTCATCAGAACACAATGCGGTGATGATAGAAGACAAGTTAGCGATTTCAGCTATAGCTGTCGTTCCATATTCGGAGTTAACAGCTCCCCATGAAGAACCAGAGTTGTCAGATAGACAAGCTACCTTACCCTTTAACTTAGGGAAGTTTTCAATAGAGATATCAAGACAACCTTGTAAAGTGTCAAGAATCATTCCCTTATGGTTAATAGAAACCTTTTCGATTTCCTTGTATGCCGTGTAGTAACGGAATGGGAATTGCTTACCGTAAAGTACGCCACCCTTAAGGTCTGCAAGAACCTTCTTAGCCGTTTCAACATCGTTGATTTCGGTGAAGATACCTCTTAAGTTTCTCAAAAGAGCCATGTGTGGAACCTTGATTGTGTCAAGAATTTCCTTCCAAGTCTTACCTTGAGACTTAAGGCTTTCCCATGTTTGTTCCGTTTCAGAAACAGCCACGTCACCTGTCTTCATCAACTCGTCAATAACTTCAGAGTGAGCGTGAGAGATACGAACCAAGTCAATTAATGACTTAGACTTGTACTTGTTGATTTGGTACCTGTTGAAGGTAGCCAACTTTTCAGACCAAGCTCTCTTAACGATAGATGGTAAACCATTCTTAGAACCCTTCAAGAACATGTAGTAGTCGAATTGGTTCGTGATATCGTCAGGACGGCCAACAATATCCATACCAATCTTCTTCATCAAACCTGGGTTTGCTTCGTTGAATTCAACCCTCTTTGGGTGTTGAGATGCTCTAACGAAAATAACCGCTGGGTTAAGTCTCATGAATAATTCATGACGTAATGTTCTAGCAAATTCAAGAGTAGCCTTGAAGTCGTAATCCAATGCTGCATCGATAGCCTTTGTGAAGACATCAGTTGTAGTTTCACTTGGATCAGTGTACACACCAAGAACGTCATACTTACTCAAGTATGATAAGTTAGATGGTTTGTCGTGAGAACCTCTGTAATAAGATGGTTCACCGAAGATAGATGACGCTGCCACAATACGTAATGTATCAAGTGGATTCAACGTATAAGATGTTCCACCGTCAAAGTTTTGAACGGCCTTATCTTGGAAAGACTTGTGGTCTGCTGATGCTTTTGCTGAATGCTTACTGAATTTGCTCATATATTTCTCCTTTTTTTTGTTTGTTATTAAATAAAAAAGTCCCTACAATTTGACTCGTAGGGACTTTAGCCATAACATCCTTAGTGGGGGGATTTATGGCCCAGGTCTCACTATCTCGATCTAAAAAATCACCGAGATGTGGACAATAAAGTACCTATTGAGTATTACCGATAAAAGTGTTTCGTTTTCAAGTATAATTGATGTAACTTCTATCACCGCTTCAATAGAATTGGTTTGAATATTTTAAAGATTACTTAGATTACCTGAGAATGTCTCAGAATAATGGTTGCTCTCTAACGGTAGCGAACCGTGTAATTTTAGAGATTACAATCTCGAAACTTTTTAGAGTAGTTACCAACTCGACAATTTTAGAGTTATATCAAACTCCGTGGCCAATGTTTAAGGTGAAGTACCACGATGGTCACCTTTGTTAGACGTGCGCCTTTTGGGTTTTTGTCTAACGTTTCTGAATCATAGTTGTATAATTTGATGTAATTAATCCAACCGCTTCAGGTATCTAAGAATCAGTATTTTCAAGAACGTTTGTTAATCTTAAGTATAAAAAGTCTTTCTGTCAATACGCCTTTAAAACTTTTTTTACTTTTTTTTGTAGCCCCACAGGGAATCGAACCCCAATCGAAAGTTTAGAAAACTTTTGTTTTATCCGTTAAACTATAGGACCATATTGTACTCCCGAGCGGTGTCGATCCGCCTCCTCCACCTTGAAAGGGTGACGACCTAGCCTGCGTAGTCGACGGGAGCGTTTGTTTTTGTATTCCCGGCGGGTCTCTAACCCGCTTTCTCCGGGTTGAAAGCCCAGCGACGCGAACCACTTTGTCTTCGGGAACGTGGTTATTATTTAGTAGTCTCGACAGGGATCGAACCTGTATCAAAAGTTTAGGAAACTCTTATTCTATCCATTGAACTACGAGACCATTTGTACTCCCAACGGGAATCGAACCCGTGTTTTAACCTTGAAAGGGTTACGTCCTTACCCCTAGACGATGGGAGCATTTATTAAACCGTATATTTCATCAATATTTTTATTTTGTTTATATAAATTTATAATGGTTTCTATTTCTTTTTTTGTTGTGAAAATCTTTCTATTAGCCAAATTTTCCTCAATACTTACCATTCTTAAATTATTAACATTGTTATTAGTTCTATCTCTATCAATATGATCTACCACACTATTCGATTCTACCTTTAAAAAAGTTTTAGCAATTAACCTATGTGTTTTAAATGTAGTACTCTGTCCATTGATTTGTATGTCAACAATATAATAACCAGTTCTTTTATCAATTCTTTGTTTTAATATTCTACCAGTTTTAATGTTTCTTATTTCCCCATTAGATGAAGCTTCATAATTTGTTTCATTTATTGTTTTCCAAATTTCCATAACCTTTTTTATTATAAATAGGTTATAAAAACAAAAAATCCGACCACATTGTGGTCGGATTCTTATATTATCTTTCAGTAATTATTAGACAATAGTTAGACATCCAACCTCTCGATTAGCTTCCTCTCTTCTCTCTATTCTAATTACTGTGTTCATTGTGTTAATTTTGTGTTTGTTATAAATATGATACAAAGGTACTAAAATTTTATTACTTGTCAAGTTTTTTCTTCATTTTTTTCATCTAAAACTAAAGAAGCTACTCTTAAAGCCTTTCTTTTAAATCCTTCAGCCTTTTTATGGAACCTTTTTTCGAAGAATTTAAAGAAAACTCTTGGATCCTCTTTCGCTTTAGGTGGTACTACATCCATAAATTTACCTTTATACATCCCACTCTTAGTTAATTCTTGGTTCAAAGCTTGTAATGTTAAATCCCAACCGTCAATAAGATGTTTCATACCTGCTTTAGGATCTCTCTCCATTTTGATTGGTACCATTCCTCTAGCCTTTCTTTCAATTTGTCTACCTAAATCTTCCAACATACCAAAAAGACCAACATCTTTGTATTTAAAACTACTAATAAATTCGTCAGCATCAAAATCTTCTAACATTTTTATTTCTTTCCACACACCAGATTCCTTTAATGCTTTCATAAATTCTTCCTGTGTTGTTACCCCCTTCTTTTCCATTTCATAATAAAGCTGAGTAATTCTTGCATTTATTTCGAAAGATAAGTGTAGATAAAGTATATGAAGAAAATCATTCCATTGTGGATATTTTTGGTCCTTCATCATTTTAGCTGCAGCATTTAAGAAAGTTTCACGTCCCATGAACGGGTCTTCAGTTTTCTTATATCTCATGTAAATTTCATAAGCATGAGTCATTTCATGAGCAATTACTGGTTTAAGTAAAGTTCTAAATTTATCAGTATCTAAGTTATCTAACCAAGAATGTGGTAAATAACATTTAAATGTGAATTCTTGTCCTGTGAATACAATATTAGACCCACCCAATTTAGCTAATTTAATAGTAGATGGAGCCCAACCATGACTAGCGTCAGCAATTTCTTTACCACCAAATTCAGCTTTCCATAAACTATCGGGGAAAAATATTAAAGTCACCCCTATTGATGGTTGATACATCGGGAAACTTTTAAAATTAGGGTCATTCAATAAATCTTTTAAATCTGAATATCCACCCAATTTAAGAGTCCAATTCATAACTTCTTTACCATCCATAGATGCTTTACCACGATAGGCCGTAGAATGAACTTCTTTTTTAGACTCAGGATCGACATAATCTATTTCACTTTCCTCGATTTCTTCTTGGTTGGTGATTCCTTTTGCCATACCAGTTACAATATATGAGAATATATCCATCCATCTATCAATGGATTTCGGTACCCCCATAACTTCATTAATTAGGTCTTTCTTTTTCATCAATTATAAATATCAAGAAAAATTGATTGATGACCTTAAACCTTCTAATATTTCTTTTTCTTCATCATTTATTTCTTTAGGTATTTTAGGTGTTAATTTAACATATAAATCACCAACGACACCCGTTTCATCATCAGCCAACCCCAAACCTTTTAATCTAACAACTTTATTAGCTTCACAATTAGAAGGTACAGTTATTTTATATCGACCACCCAAAGTATCTATTTCAATATCTTTACCTAAAATCATATCGATAAAAGGTATTTCTTCCTTTTTATTGATGTTAAGTCCATCTAATTCAAATATTGGGTGTGGTAACACGTTGATTGTAAAGAAAACGTCTCCCCTATTAGCCCCAGGAACATCGTTACCAGCATTAGTAACTATGAATTTAACACCACTTAACGTACCCTTAGGTATGTCTAAATCTACCGATTCTGTTTGTACTGTAGTACCTCTACCATGACAAGTACCACAATTCTTCACCCTCATTTGTCCACTACCGCCACAATTACTACACATTGTAATTGTTTGAGCCCCGAATCTTGGGTTGAATGAAATAAAAACACCTTGTCCTTTACAAGCTTGACACGCAGTAGTCTCACCACCTTTTCCATTACAAGTCCCACATAATCTATCAGCGTTGAATAATATTTTCTTTTTAACCCCACTGAACACCTCTTCAACTGATATGTCTATGATTAAATTTGATGGTCTAGCTTTCATCCTAAAATTTTGATGACCAAACGGGTTTTGGAAAGGATTTCCTTGTGGTTGTTCTGGTTGGGGCTGTTTCTTACCCGATAATATCTCATAAGCTTCGTTAATTTCTTTGATTTTAACTTCAGCCTCTGCGGACTTATTACGGTCAGGATGCCATTCTAAAGCCTTCTTTTTCCATGCTTTTTTAATTTCTTCTTGGGTAGCTCCAGGTTTAACCCCTAACAAATCGTAATATTTATTCATTTTATTTTGTGTGGAATATATTTATATATACTATGTATCAAATTGTTTTAACTGAAAATAGAAAAAAGGTCAAAGTTCTCCACGAATATAGTAGAGAATACGATGTTAATTATAGGTTTGAAAAACTAAAATCTCAAGAGGCATTCTTCCCTAAAACTAAAGTCTATAAGGATAAAAAACTTGTAGATGTTAATTACGAAATTCTTTTACTAAAAAAGAGAGAGGAGGGTGATCAAAATCGTATTGTTAAAAATGAATTAGGTAAATTCGTAGAGGAAACCATTAATGACCCTGATTGGGTTATTATGGATGTTGGTCCTTATCTCATTGAAGAGAATTTCAGTGTAAGTGGTGCTAACCGTAAATTAACAGCTAAAGAAATAATCGAATACATTGTAACATCTAAAGCTCAAAAGAAAAACCCAAAACAAATCTTAATGTTAAACAACAAGATAGTAATTGAGGGTTTAGAATTATATTTGGTGACTTGTAAAGATATTGAAGAAACTATACGACTTTACAATAAAATAAGAGTGTATTGTTTTGATAAAGGTATTACTGACATTATATTCTTTGGTTCAATACCAAAAGAAAACCGTAAAACATGGTATAAAAAGATACATGAAAGAACTGGTATTGGTTACAACCGTCTTTATCGTTCTAATTCAAGGTAGTTCCTTTAGCTATCACTCTTAAAATTACCTTATTAAACTATTCTTTACTTAGATTAGGTACACCAGTTTGAACCCAATTATCGGAAGCTATATTTGTTATCTCCCCCATAATTACATCAATATAGGGACTATTCTCTAGTTTCTTTCTCATTAAACATATGTAATCGATTAAATCGTCCATTTGTCTAGGTTTGGTTTAATAAAACTAACATCGGTTTCTATTAGATAAACTTTATCACCATCTTCGATGATACCATCTACATGATTAAATATCTTCTCTAATATTCTAACTTTTTTACGAATTTCTCGAACCTCTGAACGTTGGCTCTTTGGTAGACTTAGTAATAGTTTCCTAGATAAAATACTAAAAAAGACGACCCAATTTAAATGTAATGAATAATGATAAGCCCAAGGCTTATTAGAATCTTTTATTTTATCTTTAACCTCGTAAATGTTATTTAAAAGAACCACTTCTTTATTGTAATCATAGAATTCTTCTACGTAATCCAATAAATATTCTTTGGAGAGATGTTTTTCTCTTTTATATTCAGAAAATTTCTTATCTGAAAGTTCTATCACTCTATCTAATATTTCTTTGTCTAACTCCATAGAAGAATATTAAGAAAAATAAAATTAAGATTGAAGGATATTCTTTAGAAATGATTTACGGTGCCACTTGGTAGTTCCAATTTCTTTTATCTTCTCTATGTGTTCAGCCGAACCATAACCTTTATTACCGTCCCATTTATAATCAGGATATGTTAAATGAAGTTCTTTCATGAAATCATCCCTCATTACTTTAGCTACTATAGAAGCTGCAGCAATAGAATAATAGGTGTTATCACCCTTTATTACACAATCGTGTTTTATGTCTTTATAAGGAAGAAAATAGTTACCATCGACTAGAATGTGATTAAACTCACCATCTAGATTAGATAAACACTCATGCATACCCTTCATTGTTGCCTGAAGGATGTTTAAATCGTCTACTTCTTGTGGTGAGGTAAAAGTAACAGTCCATTTAATTGCCTTCTCCTTAATTAATTCAAAAGCTTCTTTTCTTTTTTTCTCGGACAGTTTTTTAGAATCTTTTACTATTGGTGATTCAAAGTCTTTAGGTAATATAACAGCGGCAGTAACAACAGGTCCAGCTAAACAACCACGACCTACTTCATCCAACCCAACTTCGATATTATCTTCATTTAGGTAAGGTTTTAAACTCATTTTTTTAAAAATTTAAAGGTGATACCATACAACTCTAATTCAAACTCATCACTATATTGGTCTGTTAGAGGCATGTTTTTTTGTACTAATATTTCTTTCTGAATGGACTCGTGATTGTGTTTGTCCAATGTATAGGTAATAGAAGTTGGGATTGGGAAGTTGTTTTTCTTAACCTCTTCCATTTCTTTTAATGAGTATGCGAACTCAATAAACTCCTTTAGTTTTGTATTATTACGTAATATTATCTTACTCATTTTGAAAACATTCTTTTAAATTTACCCCAAAATCCTAATTTCTTTTGTACTTTATTGGGTTCTTTTAGTATTTCTTCCCCCAAACCGTCGACAATTTCACGGATGAAGTTTTCTTTCTTGATTTCGGTCGCAACGGTGTCTTGTAACATTTTACGTTCTTCATCCTTAATTAAATTCCTACTCATTTCAATAATTTATTAAAACCTTTTTTTAAACTCTCTCTCAAATTTAGTGAACTACCCACCCACGCCAGAGGCGATAGGTTGGGCTTCAAGGGTCAACGCTCCAACTAACGTTGGCAACTTACCTTGATTTTTAAGAGTGTGTTCCACACTCAAATGATTTTTAAGAGCAAATGATTTAATATTTATGGCAGCATTAATATCTCGGTCTAACACAGTAGAGCAACTACTACAAGTCCATTCACGGTCTTTAAGTGTCAGTTCTTTGTTGATAGTTCCACAACAAGAGCAGGTTTTAGATGATGGTGCAAAACGCCCTATTCGTAGAATGTTTTTACCATACCAATCAGCTTTATACTCTAACATAGTTACAAATGTTGACCAGCTTACGTCTGATATTGCTTGTGCTAAATTGTGGTTTTTGACCATATTACTTACCACCAAATCCTCTAAACAAATCGTTTGGTTCTCACGAATTAACTTAATGGATGTTTTATGCAGAAAATCTTTGCGTTTGTTTACTACTTTTTCGTGTAGTAAGGCAAGACGTTGTTTGGTGTGTTTACCTTTGTTCTTTGAATATTTACGTTGTACATATTTTAATTTAGATTGTGCTTTTTGTAAGTTCTTAGGATTTTCAAATACTTCTCCATCAGAGGTTATAGCAAAATCTTTAATTCCTAAGTCAATACCAATAGTTGCGTTTTCGGTTATTGGTGCTTTATTCAGTTTTTCAGTATTAGTATCTACCAATATCGAAACAAAATATTTTCCTGTTGGAGTAACGCTTATTGTGGCACTTTTAATTATCCCTTTTATTTCACGATGCAAAACAATATTAATTCCTTCTTTGAATTTAGGGATAACTAACTTTTCGTTTTCTACTATTACATTTTGTGGTATCGAAAAAGATTGTTTACCTCGATGTTTTGATTTGAACTTAGGAAAACCTGCACCTTTAAAAAACTTCTTAAAAGCAATATCCATATTTTGTATGGATTGCTGTAAAGATTGGCTATTTACTTCTTTTAACCATTCACATTCTTTTTTAAGGTCAGGAAGTTGTTTAATTAAATCAAAGGGTGAAAAATTATGTTTAGAACCTAAATATGCCGTATTCTTTGTTTCTAAGGCTAAATTATATACAAAACGACTACTACCAATATGCTTGGCAATCAACTCTTTTTGGGAGTTGGTTGGGTATAATCTATATTTTAATCCTTTAAGCATATATTATTAAATAGTCTAAACTTTTGTAAAAGTACAATATTTTTTGACAAAAACAAATATTTGTCTAAATTTACAAAATGTAAGTGTTAAAGGAGTCGCTTACATCACACCCACACTTCGTGATGAATGTGTTTTACGCTCGTCCGTATAAATATCAATAAAAACCCCCTAGCTGGGGGTCTTAAAAATTTCGAGCTTCTTTGACTTATGCTTCCTTTGCAAGAAGTCTTATTTGAGTCTCCACTCGTGTAATCGGCAGTTCCTGCCGATGTTATTTTTAACCCTTCTTTGAGAATGTTTTTAGCAGCATTGATATCTCTATCAAGCTTATGTCCATTAGGACATGTCCATTCTCTAATAGAAAGATTTAGGTCTTGTTTAATATAACCACATATGTGGCAAGTTTTACTCGATGGATAGAATCGATTAATTTTTACGATTTGTTTATCATTCCATTCAGCTTTGTAAGATAGGAAAGTTAAAAACTTACCCCAACTTGCATCAGCAATATGTTTAGATAATCTTCGATTCTTAATCATTCCTTTTACATTTAAGTCTTCAACAGCTATTAGATCATAATTATCTACTAAAGTCTTAGATACTTTATGTAAATTATCAAGTCGTGAGTTAGAAATCTTCTCATAAAGTTTAGCTACTTTTCGTCTTTGTTTTTCGTACGAATTACTATCCTTTTGTTTATGAGAAAGATGCTTTTGAGCCTTAGCTAACTTTCTTTCATATTGTTTTGTATATTTGTTATTCTTAAATCTAACTCCATCAGAAGTAACTACAAAATCTTTTAGACCAAGATCAATTCCGCAGACTTTACCTGCCTTTGGTTTTGGGCTATAAACCTCTTCAGAAAGAATAGATATGAAATACCTTCCAGTAGAAGTTTTAGATATAGTAGATTTTCCTATTACACCTTTAATTTCTTTATGAAGATTAATTTTAATACCTTCTTTAAATTTAGGAATATATACTTTATTTCCTTCTAATCTTGTAAATTGAGGTACAGTAAAACTATTTTTACCTTTCTTTGATTTGAATTTAGGAAATCTAGTTCTTCCTTTAAAGAAACTAGTATAAGATGCATCTAGACATCTAAGTGAAAACTGAAGAGATTGACTATTTACTTCTTCTAACCAAGAAGTACTTTCTTCTTTTTTCAGTTTAGTTAAAGAAGAACATTGTTGAACATATCCGTCAGATTTCTTATTTTCTTGATATTGTTCTTTTCTTTGATTTAAAAAATAGTTAAAAACAAATCTAGTACATCCAAAATGCTTACCTAACAAGATTTTTTGGTCCTTGTTTGGGTAAATTTCAAATCTATATGTTCTAAATATTGTCTTCATCTATATATAAATAGTTACTGTTTTATAAAAAACTTCTAATTTTTGTAACTTTTAGAAAATTTTTTCACTTACATCCTATTGACTAAAGATCAATAGGTTTTACGTTCAAATTATAAATTCGTGAGGTTTCATTTTCATATTAATGAAAATAGACTCAAAAGTACCATCCATAAACCAACCTTCTTCATTTGGTAATACGGTGTAATCGTAGTTGTCGATTCCTAAATTATAATCTAAAAAAGTTATAAGACCTTGTGGGGCATCTAATGGTTGGACAGGAACCAAATCAAGTCCCATTGTTTGAGCAGCAACTCTTCTAACCATAGGTAAAACAATATTACCAAAATTAGGTTCAGGGTTATCCTGTGGTGCTCTATGACCGTGATGTATTAAAGGTTCATTTTGATTACGTATTAAATCTACCCATTGACGCATCCACCTTTCTTGTGGGTTAGTTAGATCTTGTATAATTTGTCTGTCAATTTCTTGTTGAATATTTTCAGCTAATAAAGCTGTTAATTCAGCTTCAGCATCGATGTTGTGAAATGCCTGTAAATCTTGAGCTAACTCAGGATTCCAATTCATACGTATTCTTCTAGGTTCTGCAGTAATCCTAATAGAAGAAAGTCTTAAATTAAGGGTATTCCTATTTTTGGGATCAACAAAACAAAACCCAGGAATGGATTTGATTATCATACAAATCTTTTGTTAACTATCGGCATTTGAACTCCATTGTATAGTTCATTAACCGTTATTCTACCGTAGAATTGTTCACTAACCATTCTAACCCTTGTCTAGGTTGGAATTGGGTTTCTAAATCCATCATAGGAATATAAGGAGCAAACACATAACCAGGTTCTAAATAAGTTTGGGATTTAAACCCAATAATCTCACCGGCAGTACCGTATATAATAATACGACCAGGTTTACCTGTTATGAAATCATGTTTTCTAAGATGTTTATTTATAAAACTCATAATTATAAATATCACTCAACTAGTACAGAAAGTGTACATTTAGGACACGGATAGTCAATATTATACCTTTTATCCCTTACAATTTTAGTTCCCCCACAACAATCATAATCTTTGATGTCAGTTTTCTTTGGATAAGACAGTTGTTCATATAAACATTTTAGATTTTCATCCATGATGTAGGCATATCTATGTTTTTGAGTTCTATTAATCCAAACACCTTGTCTATCTTTAGTTGGGCCTCTTGGATTAACTTTCCATTCGCCATTCTCATTGAAATGGAAGAAATCTGATTTCTTATCTGTTAAACCAAAATATTTGAAATTACAAACCTGATAAATACTACCATTATGTCGACTATCGTCAGCTAAAGTTATGACCGCTCTAATACCTTCTTTCCTTAACAATCTCAAAGAATTACCTAATAGGTAGGAGGTTGCATTAGTTCCGTTTAATTCAGGTAAAACACATAACCTACTAAGTTCTAAGACTGTTTGGTCAGAATTATCTAAACCAAACCAACCCTTTAGTGCAACATTACCTTGTGGGTTTGAGAATGTTGCCACACCCATCATTATATCACCATCCTTATGAAATAAACCGTATGCATATTTTGAAAAGAATTTAGCATCACCCAAATAATGGTGTTTCCTAATAAAATCATAGGCAAACTTTTTATCTACTAATTTTAGAATATGGTCTTTCTTTTTAAAGAAGTTATTGTGGTTATTCATGATATTTATATATACATGAAAAATCTGATAAAGAGAATATTAAGAGAAAGAGAATATTAAGAGAAAGAGAAGATGATAATCTTCAATGGGCTCAAGATGCTGTGGGTGGTGAAATCAGACCAACACGTAGTCTAATTATCAAACCAAAATCCACTACGATTAAGAACGCGATAGAAACTCATACCGAAGTTATGCATGGTGATGCTGATTCTTACGAAAAAAATACTGTTATCTATTATAGAGATGGTAAGGGTAGATGGGGAACTGATGATTGGAATGCTGAATTTAATTTTGATGACTTTGAAAGGGTTGTTACCTTTTTAAAGGGTAATTATAATATTGATTACGATAATGATGAAGAAACTGAATTTTTCAGAGATGCAGGTGTTATAGATTATGATGAATATGCTGATAACGGATTTGAAGAAGGTGGAATAAATGAAGTTTTTTATATGGACGAGCGTAAAACCCACCCATCGGAACGTGGGTGGGATGTAAGCGACTAACCCTGATTGAGGATGTATTGACGAATTGTTTCTGGCGATGCTTCACCTATTGAGCAAACGAAATAACCATCACTCCATAGGAGATGCTGATACCAATAGTATTGACGAAGTGTAGAATGATGTAATAACCATAACTGACGAGTAGATTCTTGTTTTAACCTACGGACAATTTGAGCAATAGACAAACGAGGTATATAACGAATGAGAAAATGAATGTGATTAATATCTGATTCAAACACTTCTATTTCAAAATCTGAATTGTTTGCAATAGAGGTGAAGATAGATTTTAAATCATCATTTAACTGACCTACTAAGATATTTCTACGATACTTAGTAACTAAAATGAGATGACATTTTAAGTAATGTTTTGAACGATTTGTACTGATGTAGTGAGACATATTGTGAAAGTTTTTTACCCGAAGACGGAAACTTTTACAATATGTTGAACGGCATTTTACAGAAAAAATAAAAAAACTTTAAAATGAACGCAACTTTTTGTATCTTTGTATCATATTTAATAATATATGCTAAAGTCATTTCGATATAGAATCTATCCAACGGA